TAGGGGGTGTTGTGAAAGTCTTTGGTTTGTTTCCCTTGACCTTGGTCCTCCTCCTCCTGGTGTTGCTCGGTTTGGCGTGGGCTACCTCCTCCCACGCGCAAACCCTCGACCTGAGAAAAGACGGGGTGCGTACCGTGGCGACTGTTGCGGTCAATTCTTCCACGGTGGGTGTCACGGTGTGTGACTACATCGATAATGAGTGCTCCGTGCAGGTGCCAGCGACGGCAGGCGTGCGGGTGTGTCTCGCGCCGGTCAATGCCGGGACGGCATGTTCCGCAGGCTTCACGACACCGGGCGGGCGCTGTTTGGCAGCCAATGAGGGGTGGACGTATTTGCCACGAGAAGACGGGTGGATCGGTCAGATTTGTGGGCTGTTAGAATCGGGCTCCACTCCGATCAGCGTACAGGTAATCCGTAGGTAGCCTGATATGAGTTACCTCTCATCACAACGCACATACAGCGGTAGCTTGAGCAGCAAGAGTATGTTGCGCCTCCGCCATTTGCCGCTCGACAAGCTGACGCGGATTGCTGAGCCCATGTCGGAACCGCTCACGCTTGAGGAAGTCAAAGCGCATCTGCGGGTCCTGCACATGAGTGAGGATGACTACATTACGGGTCTTATTCGCACGGCGCGGGAGATGGCAGAAGAGGATACGAAGCGGTCTTTATTGCAGCAAGGCTGGCGGCTGTTATTGGATCGGGTGCCGTCTGTCTGGGAAGATGAGTGGTGGGATGGCGTGCGAGACGGAGCGATCAGTCAGAGCGAAGCATCAGCCATTGAATTGCCACGACCGCCCTTGCAAACCGTGACGCATATCAAAACCTATAATGATGCCGACGTGGCGACGGTGTTTGCGGCGAGTAATTACTTTGTTGAAACGGCGAGTGATCCGGGAAGGATTGCGCTACGACGGAGCGGGGTGTGGCCGTATGCGGATCGGCAGACGAGCGGCTTTGAGATTCAATTTGTCGCGGGCTACGCCAATGCGGCGACGGTCCCGAGTCCGATCAAGCACGGCATGATGCTCTTGATTGCTGAGCTGTACCGGAATCGGGAACAGTCGATTGTCGGGACCATTGTCCAAGGCGTGCCGTATGGGGTCTCGCAGCTCTGGCGAGACTATGTGGTGAGACAGTGAGTGCGACGAATAGAGGCGGGAGCGTCGGAGCGGTCGGGTCCCGCAATGTCCTGATGACCTTTGAGGCACCCGTGGTGAGTGCGGATGAGTACGGCGGGCAAGTCGTGCAGGTGTGGCAGCCGGTGGCAAGTGCATGGTGTGAAATGAAAACGCTCTCGGCGTTTGAACGGCTGCGCGCGTTACGGCTCCAGGTGCTTGCCACCCATGAGATTGTCGCCGGGTGGTGCATGGAATTGGCCGCAGTCGATACGACCTACAGAGTAAATGTGACCAGTCAGATTGACCCACAGAAAACACGCATCATGAACATTCTCTCAGTCATTAACACGGACGAACAGAACGAAGAACTGGTGATGCTGGCAGAGGAAGGAGCACCCACGTAGATGGCACTTCTGGGCCTCTCACGTCTGGTCTCACGTCTGCGGAGCATTCCAACGCAGGTACGAACAAACCTCGCACAGGCAGAATTGATCTCTGCACTAGAGATTGAGCGGACCATCAAGCAATCCATCCAGAAGGGACCAAAGACGGGGCGGCTCTATCGGCGCGGATCAATCCGGCGTGGCAGTAGGCGAGGACGAAGCGGGATAGGCACGTTTCACCAAGCCAGTGCTCCGGGCGAACCACCTGCGACAGATACGGGGCGGCTGGTGAGTAGTATCAGCATTCGGCGAAGCGATGCCGGACTGACTTCCAGTATTGGCGTGCAGAATGTGAGCAGCGTGAAGTATGCCCGATTTCTGGAGTTCGGTACCCGGCGAATGAAACCACGGCCTTTTATTCGCCCGGCCTTTGCGCTTCACAAAGACGGGATCAGAAAGAGGCGGCGGCAAGCCATCCTCGCGGGCCTACGCGCTAGGAGTGGTTAGATGGCGCTGGCGAGTGTCGCGCTGCAAAAAGCGGTCTATGAGCGGCTCGCCAACGATACCGTCCTGAGTGAGTTAATAGGCCCCGGCAAAGTCTTTGATTACGTGCCGGACGGAACCACCGCTCCCTTTGTGGTGATTGGTGATGATGGCGATGGAGAGACCCTCAATTTTCAATTTACGGATCTTGAAGAGGATGTACACGAGTTGACCATGACGTTTCACACCTTTACGGAGGCTCCGCGCGGGCGACTCGCAGTGAAACAAATCCTCTCTCGGCTGCACGATCTGGTGATTGCTGAGGTGATTCTTTTAGAAGAGTTCGTGCTGATTACGGTGGACTTTGTTGCTGCGCAAGTATTGCGCGACGAAGACAACTTAACCTATCACGGCGTGTTTCGGTGCCGGTGTATCGTCCGCCCGGCCAACATTATCGGAATGGAGGAGTAAACAATGGCACTGACCACACAAATGAACTTCAGTTTACTGTCTACCCTGACGAATGCGCTCGATCTGGGCACGGCACAGCTCGCGCTCGCATTCAATCATCCGTTTAGCTGGGCGAGCGGGACGGCGATCAATCAGGCAGATATGATTTTTGCGGATCAAAGGACTCTTGCAGCCTCTGCTACTGAAGACTTAGACGTTGCCGGTGTGCTGACGAACATGTTGACCGGAGTCGCCATGACCTTTGCCCGTATCAAGGCACTTGGGGTCTATGCCGCCATTGCAAACACGAACAACGTCAACGTCACCCGGCCTGCATCTAATGGCGTGCCGCTGTTTATTGCAGCGGGTGACGGCGTAGCAGTACGGCCTGGTGGGATGCTGGTTATGATTGCACCGGATGTCACTGGCTACCTGGTCACTGCGGCGACGGGTGATCTTATTACGTTTACCAATAGCTCGGGCACAACCGGCGTGACGTATGACGTGGTGATTATCGGGGCCTCGGCCTAGCCCTCTTCTGTACGGGCTAGGGTGCGCGACCCGAAAAGCGGAATCCTGAGCCGCCTGCCCGCACAGCACATACTCAGGAGGCATCATCAGGAATGCCATGCGTAAGGAGTTGCGAGCATGGCAAAGTATATTGGTAAAGGCGCAGATATTTCATTTGGTCCCTCCGCTACTGGACCGTGGACCAAAATTCCCCAAGCAGAAACAATCGGTGAGCTGCGCTCGCAATCAGCGCAAGTGAACGTCACCGATTTGGATTCAGAAGAAGAAGAATTTATCCCTGGCATCAAGAGCCCACAGAGTACGGCGTGCTCCATCATTTGGGACCCGCAGAATATTGTCCATCAGCAAGTGCTGGATGATGCAGAAGCGGGCGTGTCGCAATACTTTCGCATCCAGGTGCGGAACCCTGTGGGGTCAGTCATTTCTACCGCCGTTTTCTTTGGCTCCTATCTGGATGTAGCGACGGGACCATTCAGCAACACTGAAGCCCTCAAGCTGCCGTTCACGTTGCAAAGATCGGGCGGGATCACTAGGAGTTAGGTTAGGTATCTAGGCCCTTCGTGTCAGGGCGCGGGGCCTCCTTCGTCAGGAAAGGAAACGCATGGCAAACCGCAACCGTGGAGAACACGATCTCAAGATTAACGGCACGACTTACACCTTGGTGCTGCTCGCTACTGATGTTGACGAATTAGAGAATCGGCTCGGCAGTATGCGCAAGCTGCTGAAAGAGATTGCCAGCAATGAAGCACTCGAATCACAAGAACATGCGGTGCTGGCGCGCGCTTTTCGGCGGGTCGATCCACGTCCCTCACCTGAAGATATGAAGAAGCTACTCACCCAGGCAGCGCGGAACAAGCGACACGAAGCCGCCTTTTATCTGCTTGCGGGTGCGCTCAATCAACTCAATGAGCAGCAAGAAGAGGATGAGCAGGAAGAGGATACCTCAGAGAAGCAAGAGGCCGGTGACGTGAAAGACCCTTTGTCAGACGGGACGGGCGGATAAACTTTGCCCGGCTAGGAGCCATTGCGATGGGTGAACTCGGATGGTCACCGCAGCAATTCTGGCTGAGCCCACTTCCTGATTTCTTCGCGGCCTGGCGTGGCTACCAGCGCAAGCAACGCGACAAGTATTGGCATACCGGGGAGGTGATTGCGGCGCTCTACAACGTGAACCGCGATAGTCAGAAACACCCGGAACCGTATGGCGCGATTGATATTTTTCCGTGGCTGCTGACCGAGAAAGAGAAGGTGGAGCGGAAGTGGGCCGACATTAACCGCAGACTCATTTCAGAACCCGAGGACCATCTAGAGGATCAAGAATAGTGGCAGTCGAGCTTGACAGTCTTGTTGTTCAATTGCAGGCAAGAGACGAGCAGTTTCTTACGGCTGTGCGGCGCGTCGAGTCTCGTCTGGATGATTTTGGGGTTAAGGTCAATCAGTCCACGTCAAAGGCGTCGGCCTCGTTTCAGAAGCTCAGTGGCAGCATCAATATTGTACAACGTGCGCTTGGGGCACTTGGGGCCGTGGGGGCGCTGGGAGGCCTGACAAAGTTGGTCACCGGGGCGGTAGAGGCAAGCAGTAAATTGGTGGATACCGCCGACCGTATTGGCATTACGGTAGAGGCGTTGCAACAACTGCAATTCGCGGCCACGCAATCGGGCATTCCCGTTGATAAATTCACGCTCGGATTGCAGACGTTTACCCGCCGTCTCTCTGAGGCGGCGGCAGGTACCGGTAAAGCGAAAGACATCATAAAAAAGTTTGGCTTGGATGCGGCGGCACTCGCCAAAGATCCGGTGAAAGCGTTCGATCTCATCGCGGATAAAATTAAAGCGATTCCCGTGCAAGCACAGCGGCTAGAAGCAGCTCGCAAGTTTTTTGATCGCACTGGGGATTCGTTTGTGAACCTCCTGCAGATTGGCGGGCCTGCGATTGATGAACTCAAACAGAAGATCCGTGATTTGGGTGGCGTGATTGAGGGGGACCTGGCCCGCAAGAGTGAAGCCTTAGGCGATGCGTTTGAAGAAAGCAGCCTGATTATCAAGACGCAATTTCAGACGGCGCTCTTGGAGCTTGCGCCGGTATTAGTATCTACGGCAAAACTCGCTGCTGAACTGACGGCAGGGATTGTAGACCTAGCCCAAAAGGCGGGCGTGCTGAGCACATCAATCCCTAAGCAAATTCAGCAAACCAGCGAGGCCCTTTTTAAAGCGCAGCAAGAGCTGACCCGCTTGCAAGAGAAGAAAGCAGGCCCGGGGAATGAGAATGTCGTTGCTGAATTTTTTGATACGTTGGGCCGAGAGATTGACGCAAAGAGTGGGCAGATCACAGAATTTAAGGAGCAGCTCAAAGGGTTACAAGCAGAGTTTGTCAAAACTGCGACTCCAGTGAAGAAAGCGACAGGTGAGCTGGAGAATCTCGGCGGCGCGACTGACAAAACGGCAGCGAAATTTGACAAGCTGATCAAGAGGACAAAAGAGCGCGGGGAGAGTCTGAACCTGACAGGCGTGGCGCTCGCGGATTATAAGGCGAAGGTTGCGCTGGCCGATGGTGCAACCCAGGAGCAAGCGGCGTCATTGCGGGCGGCGATCATTGTTGAGGAACAAGCAAAAGCGACGAAGATAGCGAATACCAAAGCCATAGCCGCGAAGACTGCTGCCCTGAAAAAAGAAGCCGCAGAAGAGAAGAAGACGGCGCAAGAAATTAAAGCTGCCGAACTCTTAGTGAACAAGCTGGCGGCAGAGAAGATCAAACTTGATAAAGAAGATGCCAAAGCCAACGCGGCGAGTCTGCTTGCACTCCAAAATGATATTGCGGCGGCACATGAAGAAGGACAGCTCATCCAGGCGAGTCTTGGCACCAAGGAAGAACTGCGGGCGCTGGAAGAGAGTATCGCTATCGCCCGTATCAAGCGGCAGATTGCCACCGAACGTGTTGCTGCCGCTGAAAACCTGTTGACGATTGAAGAAGACAAGGAGCTGGAGAGCAAACAGAAGCAATTAATTGCAAATGTCAAAGGGGCGGCGGCGGTTCAGAAGTATAACGATGCGCTTGCGGATGCTGCTCTGACTACGGCGGATCTTAAGAATGTGACAAGTGGGCTGCTTGAAGGTGACATTGCCGGGACATTTGAGCAACTCGGGCAGACTGTAGGAGATCGGCTCATTGATGGCATTCTGTTTGGGAAGGGACAAAAAGAGCAGCAGATCATCGGCAACTTTAACCAACTGTTAGGCGTGGATGCAGCGGGCCTCTTTGGGGCGCAAGGCGGGATGCTCGGCAACACCCTGATAAGCTCTATCACGGCTCCTATTATCAGCGGTGGAAAATCGCTGCTCAGCAAAGCGGGGATAGATCTGGGCGGACTGTTTGGTGGATCGTTCAATTCAGCAGCAAGCGGGGTGATCGGCGGGAGCAGCAGCACAGCGGCTGGCAGTGGCATCTTTAGTAATGTGGTGTCAGGCAGTAGCACAACAGCCGGTGCGTCAGGCGGTGCGCTCGGCACCATCTTTGGGGCAGCAATCGCTGGTGCGGCGGGCATCGCCTTTGGCAAAGGGTTGTCGGGCATCTTTGGCGTTGGCGGCAGCAAGCCTGGTAAGCTCGGTGGGACTATTGGCGGGGGCATTGGTGGGATTGGTGGAGGCATTGCAGGCTTTCTGCTTGGCGGGCCAGCGGGGGCGGCGATTGGCTCAGCCCTCGGCGGAGCGCTGGGCACCATCTTCGGCGGCTTTATCGGTGATTTCTTCAAGCAGGTTAAAACCAAGGGCAGCCAGATACGCAAGGGAGTGAAGGATTTTCTCAAAGAGATTGAAGTGAGTTTTGCTGGAGAGATCGACTCCAGCGATTACTTCTTTGAAGAGACCAAGAAGCTGGCCGACAAGATGTTCGGTGGTGATTTTCTAGAGGCCAGCAAGCAAATACTCAACGACAAGATCGGGCCGGAACTTGCACAGCAACTCCAAGCCCTCGGCACCTTTATTACGGCAGACCAGGCAAAGAAGCTCGGCAAGTCTGTTGAGCAGACCGGCACCACCTTCGGCAACCTTCTTCTTGATAACCTCGGGGTAGACCCGGATGAGATTGACGCGGCGGTCAAAGAGATTGTCGAGAAGGCGGACATCAGCTTTGCCCAACTCGCAGACAAGCTGAACAAATTGTTTGAAAAGGGCAAGATTAGTCAGGACTTTTTCAATGATGCCATCGCGGGCACGGTAGCAATCTTTGCAGGTGATCTGCCCGATGCCATTGGCGCGGCTTCGATTGCGCTCAAGTCATTCGGGGAAGATGGATTGTTTGACATTGAGAAATTCAATGCCGAGATTGCGAAAGTCACCAGCAGTTTTGATTTGATTGTTAGCAGTTTTATTGACGTGGTACGCAACAGCAAGCCAGGTGAAGACATCGGGGCGTTACTCGCAGAGCAGATTCAAACCGGCTTGGAGACGTTAGCCGTTGACGCCTTCCTCAAAGATTTCGTGACTAACAAACTCTTCGAAGGCATCGACCTGAGCGATGGCTTGGGCGCAGATGAACTCGCTAAAATTATCGACCGGGCGAGTGAAGCGCGCAAGGTCGTCGAAACCCTGACCGATGCCTTCGGGGAAACCGGCGAGGCCGTCGATAAAACGGCTGACAAGGTTGACGATCTCTTTGACAAACTCCGCAACTTGAGTCAACAGCGCTTCGACCTCCGCCTTGATGTGATCGGCAACCTGGAAAATATCGGCGTACTGTCTGGCGTGGATGCAGCGCGCGCACGCATCGGCGCAGGCCGGGGCAGACTGCAAGGATTAGCGGCAGGGAGCCGCACCGATTTTACCGATGCAGAATTAGAACAGGGGCTCGAAGCAATCCGCGATCTGCGCAAGGCAACCGTTGATCTGTTTCAGGCTCAGGAACAAGCCGCGCAACAGGCATTGCAGAATCGTATTCAGGATATACAGGCCGACTTTAGCGCACGGAAAGATGCACTGGATGCTGAGGCGGAAGCGGTCCAGGCAGCAGCGCAAGCCAGGATTGAAGGGCTTGGACGCGAGCGGGATCAGGTACAGGAAATCTTTCAGCTACGCCTTGATGGATTGCAAAAGGAATTGCAAATCGCCGAAGACTTCAAACGAGTGGCCGAGTCACTCCAGCAGACCATCAACGGCCTGATTCAATCGGCCTCACCCTTCTCCAAACCCGAGCAACTCGCCGCGTTCCAACGGCAAGCATCTGAGCTACGCGGGCGCATCGCAGGTGCATCACAAGAGGATAAACCG